CCTTACCGAGTTGTTCATTGGCTGCGTCTAGCACACTCACGGCTTCTCCAGTAACGCCTCCGCTCAATCCAGAAACAGAGCGGATAATATCACGGATATTCTTATTGTTAGCTTCATACTGGTTCTTAGCAGTTAACTTATCGATTTCGTATTGACTGCCGTCAATTTGTAGGCTTTGCAAAGTAAGAGACCGATATAGTTCAGACATACGCTCTACGGCACTCGTTAACTTCTCGGCTGCTTGCTGTGCTTTCTTTGCAGCCTGTTCTTGAGCTTTGGCCGCTTTCGCTGCTTCCTCATTAGCCTTATTGATAGCTTCAGTATTCGTTAATCCGCCATTAGCAAGGTCCTCTTTCGCTTTTGTAAGATCTTCATCGAGTTTCGCTTTCGCAGCATCCGCCTCTTCTTTTTGCTTTAAAGCCGCATCGATTCTAGCGCCTTCTTCTTTAGTGGCTAGTCGGTCATTTTTAATAAATCCGAATAAAGCTGAGTCTTCTATCCAATAACGTGCGTCATGTGATTCCCTAAACTTATCAGATATTCCTGCTGTTGAATTCGTATTTTTGTGAATACGCTTACCGTCAACTTCTACATTTAGATAAGAACCTGCAGTTTTAGATGCATACGCTGCATCATATATGTTCTTAGCTGCGAGCCCTGCTACCGTAGCCAATGTTACCCAAGGACCTGCGGCAGCAATTGTAGCTAATCGCATAAATCCGAGTGCGCTAGTTAGCGACCTCATGACTATGATTACTGCCCCAGCTTCTGCACCGAATTTAACAATTCCGCCGATAGCTTCCTTTTGCTCAGCAGCCATCGACTCGAATTCTTTAGCAACGTCTAACACGCCATTTGCGTAGTCATTAAAAACAGGAACTAACTCATGGCCGATAGATACTGCAAGCCTTTTCCCTGTATTCTCTAAATCTTTTAATTCCCGATTTAGCTTTGCAGATTTAGCTGCAGTCTCATCGTCGATGATAAGCCCCATTGCCTTGGCACGTTCAGCCACTTTGTCCATCTGTTCAGCGGACATATTAAGCATGGCGTGCATCTGATACCCAGTACGTCCAAAGAGTTCCATTTCGACACGAGTCTTTTCAGCCCCGTCCTTCATCCCTCTTAATCGTTCTTGTATCATCTTGAACACTTCAACGGTATTCTTACCTTGAATCTGTTCAAGCGTGTAGCCTAATTTACTAAATATATCAGTGCCGAGTTTTCCCTCTGCCCGAGCGACTTCCATTTTTTCTTTAGCCGCTCCGACGTTCTTAGAGAACTTAGCAAATGCACCCGCGCTATCTTCCATAGCAATACCCATGTAATTAGCTACTGCTAATAGTTCACTGGTTTCTTTTGCCGTAGCACCAGTGATACCGGATAATTTCTTAACGGCTACATCCCATTGAATAGCCTCTTTGGCTAATTTGGCACCGATGCCTACAACACCAACACCGGCACCTATCGCCATGAGGTCATTCTTCATTTTGCCAAGGGCGGATTTGGCGCCTTCGGCACTAGCTGTAATTTTCTTGAGTCCTGCTTCCGTATTCTTATCGGTCAGCTGAACGACAATATCAATTAAATTATTGGCCATTCTTGTGCGCCACCTCCAACTCTTTAGCCTCCAAGATTACAAGCAAATCGATAAGGTGCGGTAGTGGCTCGATGCCGTAAGCCCTCGCCACTTCTAACACCGCAGGCATATCGAATCCAGCAATACCGCCTGAATGCCATCGTCGCTGCATACGACTAGCGTTGTATACTCGCATTGCTTGTCTCGTTCCATCTAATTGGTGAGGGGAATTAAACTCACACTCCGAACAGTCAAAATGCTGTTTAGTCTCACGTTGCATCTTGATACAATCAGAGCAGTATTTCGGCTTATCGGAGTTGAGCCAACCCCACACCTGAATTAGTTTTTTTCGGTTTCAGCCTTTTTTTCGTGCGTGAAACGCATGGTATCAAGCGCAACTTCCATAAGATCATTGTCTGGTGCTGCGTTGATTTCATCTTCAGTCAATCCGTAAATGTGCTGCATAATCCATTGTGCAAGGTCACGAGAACGTAATAGACGTTCTGTGTCCGGTGCTTCCTCCGGAACTGGAGTATACAATGGGTCTAAACCAGATTTAATTAATTCGCCACGTTCAGCGAATGTTAAGCCTCTTACTTTGATATCTTCAAATGCCATATTGGCTCCTCCTAGTATTGTTCTTGATTATTAACTAATGTAATGATGGATGCGGAACGACCAGCATCTGCACGATAGTATGCTTTAAACGGCAATTCAATATTGACGCCTCGAGGGCCATCAATGCCTGGGGATTGTCGTTCGTATACAAGTTCAGGCAATTTGAATGTAAGCGACCAGTCATCTTGTTCAAGTCGCAATTCCAAGCTGGATTCTGTACCGTTAACCGCTTTATTTAAGAGGTCCTTATTTTGGAAGAACGCTTTAATTGTCCCGGAAATTGACACAATACCTGGGTCGATATACGTTCTAAAACCTTTACCACCGATAGCATAAGAATCCCCGTCCAAGCCAAAGTCAAAGTTGATATCGCAACTTAGAATATTGGCCACAGTAACGCCGCCTTCTTTAATGGTTGCGTTAAGGTTTTGAAATGGTAAGAAATTAACTGCCTTAGCTGCAGCATCGAATGTAGTGGCCGCTAATGTTTCCTTACAGCCCATTACATCCACAGATGCCGTAAGTTCGGAGTCGCCGCCAAACTTAAAGCCTAATTTACTAACTCGTACGCCAGCGAACTGCTGGAATACGTTAACGTCAGGGTACCCCTGCTCAATAGTTAACGACGGCATTGTATTACCGATTTTAAACACGTGCTCAGACTTCTTATTTGGCGCCTGGCCAGTTGTATTAGAAGTCGGTTGCCCAAATGCAGCCTTTAACCAGTATCCGATGTCAATAACACCAACAGGCACGGTTAAACTACCGGACGTGTCAATGTTGCCACGGAATGGCGCTGCAGGATTACGATCACCACGTATCACAGTGGAGTCATTTAAGTTTTGACTAGCTTTCACGGAGCTAGATATGATTGGCGTGATTACACCGCCAGTGGATGGCGTTGTACCAAAATCCGCCTCAAACGCAATCGCCACATGGGATTGAGAACCCTGTGCACGTTTTGCTGTTGCCATATGCATTTCCTCCTTTAATATTCAATATTCCCGCCGATTACATGCGGAATCTCTATAGTAGCTGTTAAACGTCCGGTGAACACCGGGCGCCAATTCATGCTATCAAGTTCATAATCAATGCCGATTACCGGAAACGCTGGATTCACCTTACAAATGCATTCGATGATTAACTGCCCTAGGTTATCCGATTCTAGCGCTCCGTCGTATCGAATAATATTCTTAACGCGAGTTGCACCTTTATGGACGATACCCCATACAATCATTAACGAGTATGTGTAGGTATCAGCAAGCCCTTCGTTCTTATTACTCGGTAGTAATATGATGCAAGGGCAATCTTCTTCGAGCGGTGCATCAACATCGTCGTAGCCGACATACAGTTGCGCCGGCTTTCCGTATTTGTCATTGCAAAATTTAGTCAACGTTTCATCATTCGCTAGGGCTTCAGCCCAACGTTCAACGATGCGCGACAGTGGAATTGTCTGTTGCATCAAATCACCTTACCTTGTAGTTACGTCGAGACGCGGATTGTGCAGCCGGGCCATAAATAGCGTAGTCACCTATCTTATCCTCAATATAAGGTTTAAGCTTAGGCTGCAACGCAGCTTTCATAGGACCGTAGGTATGACGCGGCTGAATTTTGAACATCGATTTACCTTTTGGTAACGGTACGCCCGCTGCAAATAACTTCTTGCGCATAGGCTCTGTAATTTGCTTAGTGTACCCTTCTTCGATTCGTTCGCCTAATCGTTTAGCCGAATTAGATAACCACCCAACTCGGACGGATTGCTTGCCCTTGTCATATTGATATCCGACTGCATTCGATAGCTTACCGAGAGGACTGTAGCCGATTGTCCTGGCGCTAATACCCATATCGAGTAAGGCATTTCGCGATTTCGAGCCCCAGGCTTCCCGTTCTGCCCGTCCTCCGCTTTGATAAGCTTTCCGAAGTTTCGCACCAAATGCTGACTCAAATGCCGCCCTGCGAGCCGGTGCCATGAAGTTAGGATATCTACGTCCACCTGGTGCACCCGACCGGATGCCCTGCTTTATTTCTTTTTGCATCATCCATCCTGTTGACTTTAATGCCTTACGCATCCAGTCTGGTTTGGTTTCCGCGATGAAATTCAGATACGGCGTAGCTGTGTCTGTAATCGTAATAGGCTCATTACTCATTACGGTCTCACCGCCCTCACGTTATGCACGATTTCAAGGCAATACATCGTACCGTCAAAGTTAGAAATGTGATCAACGTACCATTTCTCACCATTGATATACACTTCGTCTTTTGATCGTGGTTCAGGAACATCCTTAGCACGCACCCAAATCTGAGCCTTATCAGCTAGTGCTTTATCGACAAATCCGGAACCTTTGCCATCATATTCGCCAATCTCCACGATAGCTTTGATAACTTGGCCTTTGTAGGTAATTCGCTCACCAAATACAGAAAGCAGTGCATTAGGCCTATATGCTAATTTCATAGTGCATTACCTCCTATGGAGTAGGCGGGCATACGCCCGCCTTTACATTACTTTTCTACATTTGGCACAAGAGCGACTTCCAATACTGTAGTACCTGGGCGTTTTTCTGTAAGAGCCACGCCTAATACTGGGTTAGTGTCCGTCTTAGATGCTCGCTTTTGATCTTTGTCGAAATACACAGTATCACCTACTGCAAAAGAATCGGATGTTAATGCCGCTACTTCAAAACAGCCAGTTACCTTAACTGCACCGATTGAATTAGGACCAATGTTTGTAATTGCCACACCGTGCATTTTACCGATAGGAACGATGTCCCCTACTTCAATCATTTCGGTCGTTGTATTTTTAAAATCGACGCGGTCTAGTTCTTGAATGAATTTAGCCATATCTATTTACCTCCTAATCAGTTACTAATTATTTACCAGGATTTTTGTACAAGCCGCGGAAGTCAATTGCTGTTGCGTTGCAATCGATTGCTACTTTGTACTCGATGCCGTCAACCTTGAAGCCTGTTTGCGTTTCTAAACGAGGTGTTTCAATGCCATTTAAGTACGTTACTTCGATAGTTTGAACATCTGTAGGACGGGATGCCAAATACCAAGCATGCGGATCCGTTAATGCTGCATCTACAACGATAGTGAATCGACCACTGAATGGGTTGACTGTATCATTGCTACGAGCAGGGTCTACTACAGATTTAACTACTTGATATGCTAATGCTTCGAGCTCAGGTGGAACAATCAAATATGTAGGTGAGATATTCAAATTGCGATTTTCACCAATATGTTTTTGACGACGCATAGCTGCTACACCTGCAGCTAAAGATACAACACTTAATTCGGAGCCTGCAGTTGCCAAGTTCTTACGGTCTGCACTAAACAAGGCCTTTCCGTCTTCTAACACAGTATTGCCGCTTAAAAGGTCATATACCATGTTATTGATTTTATTTTTTGCTGCACGACCAAATTTAGAAGAAATATCGTTAAATACACCCAAATCGTCATTAATAATAGCTTGTCGTGTTAAGCTGAACGTACGTCCGAATGTCAATACACTAACATTCGTACCTGCTTCGCTCATTTGGGAATCCTTGAATTGTCCGCCCTCAGGGACAAGTTTCAATTCAGCTGCTTCGGAAAGTAAAAAACGTTTTGCTGGTTTGAAGTCACGATTACTACCTTTCCCCGCCCAAGTTGCAAATGTAGATGGTGCTGTTTCATAACCTTGCATCAAGGCCTTACTTGCTACATTAGACAACGCGATTGGGAAAGAGGATGTGGAGTTGATAGCTTCACGAGCTAATTCAAATCGATCGGAGTAATTAGCAGTTAGACCTTCACGAACCATAGACTCACGTGCTAATTCCATTAAGGACATAGAACGGAGTTCATTTGCACCTGGTGCAGGATTTGCGACTGGGATACCCACAGACATCATCAAAGCGTCCTGCATAGCCATGCGGAACTTATCAGAATCTGCTTCACCAACTTTAACGGATACTGGTTTATTGCGTTCACGCAACGCATCCATTACTGCCTCACGAACTTCGGCAACAGATTTGCCGGATTTGATGAATTCATCTACACCGTCAACATCGAAATCACGGCATAGGCTAGTGATTGTGGATACACGTTCACGTTCTGCCGCAATCAATTTTTTAGCGTCATCCGCATTAAAACCTTTAACTCCGGACTCTGGTACTTCCGGTACTACTTGTGGCACGTTTTGCTCAGTGCCTTTTGCTTTTGCATCACCTTTCATAGGTTCCTCCTCATTATCATCTACACTTCTGCCTACCCCTACACTTGGATCTGCAGGGACGGACACAATACTAATTTCCAACGGCTCCCAGTCTGTAATTACGTATGCCGGGCCTGTAAATCGACCATTAGAGCTTTTAGAATCGGAATCAATTAATTCCTCATATCGGCTTATGGAATATCCGACACTCACGCCCTGTAGCGTGCCTTTTAACACTTTTTGATAAATCTTTTCGGATTCATCGTCTTCATCGAATCGAACAATCGCTTTGCCACGATTGTCTTCAATCCACACATTCTCGATGTGTCCGACTACAGTATCACGGTCGTGATTGAATAACACCGTACCCAAACCACTATTAAAGCGGTCTAGGTTAATGCATCCATCGTCATGACACAATATCTCTGTTCCGAACCATCTTTCATATGGCTCTTCAGAGGAAAAGGACAATTCGACGGTACGATCATCGTTCGCTTCGATATTTGTAATTTGCGCCTCTCGGGCATATTTACCTAAGAGCTGCTTTGCAAATTTCCCCACTAGCTATCATCTCCTTTCATATCAGTGGCATTATCATCCGCTAGATTCGTTATGTCCCCATTCATATCAAGGGCAACACCCAATTCCTTAATGCGGTCTTGTTCCAGCTTCCGCTGTTCAAGCACTTCTTCCCAGTCTTTACCAGATGCGCTACATACGTCCTCAAGCGTTGTGAGTCCTGCCTTAATGGCTTCCTTGTTAGCATTAACTTCCTTAACAGGGTCAATCCAAGACCAGCCTGGAGCTAACCACGCTACTTTTTTATAAAGTTTTGGGTTCGCTGCATAGTCATTGGCCGGGATAATTCCCTTTAGGTAGCACGCTTCAATGAAAGCCCGCCATACAGGCATACAAAAATGCTCAATTATAAAACGCTGCATCTGCTTGAATGATTGCTGGTCCTCCAGCATATTCTGCCGAGCTGCGGAGAAGTTACCACTAATGTTGCGCGTCACTATGTCCGCGCTTAGACCCATGCCCGACGCTATGCGTCTTGTTTGGGTCGCCGAGTATTCTGATGCGGTTCCAGCATTTCGCTTAGGCTCCGCAAACGAAATAGATTCACCTGCGCGTAGATGTTGGATAATCCCTGGTGCCATCGAGCGGACTTTCTTGCCTTTACTATCAATCTTATTCGCAACCATCGGGTTACCCCCAGTATTACTTGTTACGAACGCGCCGAAACATGCGGCTACACGAGCCGCTATAAGGTCAGCATCCATGTATTCATCCACGTCATGTATTCGCTTTAATACAAGGGCCAACATACTGACTCCGCGCAGTTCACTAGGTCTGCGAGGCTTATGTAATAGGAAAGCCCTATTACTTGGTAATCGTGCCTCATTAAATGACCGTATTCCTAACGGGTCTGTTTGGAATACGTGATAGGCTATTGGCCTTCCGTATTTATTAACTTCCACACCATTAACAATACTGTTGCCATTCTCGCTTACCGATACGGCTCCGATATTCTCGCCCTCAATAAGCTGTAATGATAGCGGTATATCTGTGCCTTCGAAGGTCATGTTTACTAGGATTTCCCCGTCATAGACCATTCGGCGCAAGGCCATTTCTTGCAATTCGTAGAACGTAGATATTCCTCGGATATCCGCATTCTCTTTATCCACCCAGTCAGACCAAGCCTCCTCAATTTTCTTGTTAAGCCTTTCATTTAGCTTTCCTGCTTTGGTCTTGATTTTGCACTGTGGCTTTATCCCGGTACCTACTACGTTCCGCAGTAATGCCAAAACGACACTCTCGGCAAGATCACTGTTAAGTTCTGCTGCACGTGCGCGGCCACGGATTAAATCACGTTGACCAGATGCTACTTGTTCAGCTGTGCCAAATACAGGCATCCAGTCTCCACTTAATCGGTCTGTTGACGCCGCATCATATCCACGTTCAAGCGAACTACGGAAATATGCTCTACGGGCAGCTCGTTCTGGATTGAAATAAGCTATTACCTTATCGAGTATGTTCATCGTCGCTCCCATGACACGTAGGATGTCGTGCTATTACATTCCTCATCATCAACGCGAGCCATTAACTCACGTTCACGAGCATATAATGTCGGTAGGTCATGCGTCTTAAATCGCTTACCACTTACAGACATCTCGGCGTATCCGTTCGTCTCGATTTCCTCGATTATCGTTCGAATACGCTCCAAGTCTTCTCTTGCGCTCATGGTCTCACCTCCTTCTTAGCTAAACCAACCTCGGCTATCTGCATTAAAGTCTTCATCATCCGTATCCTCGTCCTCCTCATCGGTATCCAGATTATATTCGGGTAAGTATTTAACACCTACCGAGTCCGCCACCATGGCGTTGTATACACACGTATCCAACAAGTGATTTGTTGGATGACTGGTTAATGGTTTCCATTGCACTGTAACTGCTCCGGTCTTTACATTTCGGATTTCTTGCTTTTCCTCCGACCGGAGGTGTTCCGAATATTCCTCCGGGCAATCCTTAAATAAATGGATTGTGCCAGGCTCATTAGCCGGACGTACCATACGTGCAAATATAAAGTCCTTCCAGTAATCGGTATTCACTACGTACAGCTTCATGCCTCCGATGACGCCCTTCTCGATGCTGCTCATCTTATAAGGCGGCGCTAGAGGACTGTGCGAAGAATCACCTTTAACTGGTACGCATACTTCTGGGTATTGCGCACAGTACTGATATACTTCATCTGTTCGGTAGCCACTATCGATACCGGCCCTCACAATCTTACGGGCCTCACCATACTCTGATGGATATTCTCTATCGATGAGTATCTCGGTTAAGTCTGCCCAACTACTTGCTTGACCATAATCGACTAAGTAGCTTGATACACCATGGGCGTAGGCTCTAACCTCCCACCAGAAATGATCTTGCTGCACATCGACAGATGCGATAAGTAGTGGTGCATGCTGTGGCACAATACCTCGAGGAACTTCCGATTGCGTAAACACGAGGTTCTGCGTGCTTTTAGTTTTCGCAGATTTCCACGGCTCCGCTAACCCAGAGTTGATGAAATTCATCAACTCACTTGGCTTATCCTTTGATTTAACAAACTCATATGCCACATCGCCAAAGGTAACCCATGGAGAGTAAAGGGATGACATATGATAGGCTACCGACCGGACGACTCGGACTTGCGATTCATTCACAGCTCGCCATTCGCCTTGCCGGAGCATATCCATCTTGTGCTTATCATCAATACGGTGCTTACAATGTTCGCACTCATAATATGCGGTATCACGTATCATATCCGCATTGCCATGGTGTTCCTCCGGCCATTTTATCTGTTTGAATTTGAGGGTCTGCGACACCCCGCAATGCGGACATGGCACGTAATACTGCTTACGTTCATTTGCGTCCATATATGACTGCCAAATATTGCCACTTTCAATCGTAGGAGTTGACACCCTTACAATCTTCTTATCAACGAATGTCTTAGTACGTTCCTCAGCCAACTTAATCGGATTTGCTTCCTTACCGGAGAAAGCTGGATACTTATCAATTTCATCGAAGAATAAGTACTTAATTGACCGACTTGATAAGCTGCTTGGTGAGTTCGCCCCAACAAGCACCATGTAATTCCCATTAACGAAGTCTAACTCCAGCAGCTTACTACTTTCGTCATACATATTCGCAAGCGGCTCTACGCTCCTAATCATTGGTTGTACACGTTTATCACTAGCAAATTTCGCGATAGTGTCTGTTGGATATACCATCATGACTGGCGATGCGGTTTGATGTAACGCATATCCGATCATATTGAGTTCGGCTTCCGTCTTACCTATCTGCGCCCCGAAACATAACGAGATGCTTTCAATAAGAGGGTCCGTGAATTTGTCCATAGGTTCCTTGAGATAAGGTGTCCGCGCTGTACGCCATCGTCCAGGTTCAGCAGATATATTAGTCAGTACCCTGTACTTATCTGCCCATTCCGAAACGGTGTATCTTTCAGGTGGCTTGAATGCTTCCAGTTCCTCGGGGAACCAGTCAACCTTTGGTCTTTGCTTTTCCCGCGGCTTTGACTTTCGGCGTGTACTCGCCTTCGCGTGCGTAGCTTTCGAGGTATTCTTCGACAAGGCCATTCACCACCTTTTCTACACGAGCACGTTCCTCAGGATCCGTGAATTCACTTCCGATACGCTTACCTAATTTGGTAAATGATGTCTTCATCTCCAATACTCGGCTAGCCCATGCCTGTGCCACATCGGCACGAGGGACGTATTCGCCATTAAGCACATCTAGCATTTTCTTTTCACGCGCGGCCTTTGCTTCTTTATAATCTGCTTCGGCTTCTAACTTACGAGTTGATGCAGATTTGCTTTTAGCGTTATCACCTTTCGCCTGCCCTAAATACACGAGAACTTCCCGGAGATTCCACCAACCTACAGAGGCTTTAGGCATCCCTGCTTTGTGATGTCGAGAAATAATTTCCGGAGTGACCCGCAAGAGGTCACATAGTTGAGTGCTTGATACGAGCAGATTGCCCGCAGCATCAAATTTCACTCTTGGTTTTGTGTCCGCCATAGGTGTACTCCTTTCTAAATTCGTCTTTCTACATTCAACAGGAAAATTTTTCTCACAGAAAGAGGACCATCGCGCGGGGGCGACCAGCGGCCATTTTTCGCCCGCGGAGTACCTTTTCCAAATTTTCATTTTCTCAATTAGGAGTTATCATTGATACTCAATAAAAAGGGTAGACCTCAACTAAGTAAGGTCTACCCCGGGGCAGTGCAGCAGGCAGACATATTGTGCGGGCCAGACACTGCCTGCTATCTACTACACTTACATTATATTAAATTAAGAGTGTGCCATTCTATGCCATCTTTTCAAATTCAGCGATTGCTTTCTTGTGAAGTCTGTGAACTTGTCGCCACGAATACCCTAACTCGACAGCTATCTGCTCCCATGGCAATGCATTAATATATCTGAGATTCAATACATCCCTATATTGTCCGTCAGCTATTTGGTTGATGACTTGCTTGACCTTGTTTCGAGAATCAATCAACTCATCCCATTCTCTGTTCAGTTCCTCCCTACATTCTTGTAAGTGCTTACTAATTCGTGGCATAGCATCTCCCGATTCACATATCTGTATAGCTTCTGAATGTAAATCTCGGTTAATCGCACCTAGCTGAATCTCTAACGCACGCATTCGCTGCTCAGTATGGCGGACAGCTTGTAGTTCTTCCTTAGCCATCATACTCGATAATCTCCATATTTACTGATAATCATCTGTGCTCGTAGTAATCCGTCAATGTATCCGCTTTCACGAATTCTATCATCTAGCATAGGTGATCTCAGTTG